TTAGTTAGTTTCACCCTGTCCGCCGCAACCGCGCACCTTGTACCTCGTCACACTTGCCGCCGCTGGTTTTTCTCCGGTTTTCCCACGGCGGCCTTTTTAGGAAGGACGCCCCATGAGCAGCGCATTTATCCCGCACCGAGCCACAACCGACCCGCGCTACAACGACGACCTGCAGACGGATGACTACTACCCCGCCATAAGGGTCTCTGTTTGGCGTGAACGGATGCGGGTCGATGACACGGTCAGCGACGCGCGCAGCCACGAAATCCTCAGCACCGCCGTGCTGCTCATCAACGAAGAACTCGCCGTTTGGCGTGAGGCACAGCAAACCCCTCTGCCTGACAGCAAACAGCACCACTATCGGCGAGCCGTCTATCAACGCGCCAAGGCAATTGAACTTGAGTGGTATCGCGATGTGGACACTACCGCAAAAGGCAGCGAGCGTGCCGATGGACTGGAGCGCCGCATCCGCACAGCACTACAACGCTCACGTGAGGCGCTGCGCCTCGTCCTCGGTAAATCCCGCGCCACCATCGCCCTGATATGAGGGAGCCATGACCCATGCCAAACCCCACGACCGTCATCGCACACCAGCACGAAACCCTGGACGACGTCTGCTACCGCACTATCGGCACCACCCGTGGAATAGCCGCCGTGATGGATGCCAACCCGCACGCTTTGTCTACGCCACGGCTGGTGGCAGGTACGCCGGTCCATATCCCGTTGCAACCCGCACAGACAACGCCCGCCACCCTCAGACTTTGGGACTAACTATGCCCGACCCGATTACCAGCAGCACCGCAGCCAGCGCCGCCCAACCCGCGCTTGGGGCGGCATTACTCAAACTCCTCGTGTACATCATAGGCCCAGTAGCGGCGAGTGTCGTGGTGATGTCAATGACCCAGCCGCGCAGTGCGCGCGAATGGTTTTCCGCGATTATCAGTACCGTCATGTGCTCGATTGGTCTCGGCAGCTACGTCATCACCCACTACCTCAACATCCACCCCGTCGGCGATGAGCTGGCCGGGATGCAGGCTGGTGCCATCTATTTTTTGTGTGGGCTACCAGGCTGGTTCTTGGTGCGTGCCCTGTTTTACACAATGGAGAAATACCAGCAAATGAACATCATCGAAATCCTTGAAAAAATCCGCAGGAGGGACAAATGACCAAACCTACCAGACAAATGACCAAGCGCGGCACGGAATTGCTGATTGCCCGCGAGGGCAGTCGCAGCAAAATGTACCTCGACAGCGCCGGTCTGCCGACCATTGGTGTCGGTCACCTGCTCACGCGTAGCGAACTCAGCAGCGGCAAGCTCTACATCAACGGTATCGCGGTACGCTGGCGCGATGGCCTCAGTAATGACCAGATTGCCCATCTCTTTGACCATGACAACGATGTGGCGGAAACCGCCGTCGACTCGTTAATAAAAGTAGAGCTTGCCGACCACCAGTTTGATGCGCTGGCCTCTTTTACTTTTAACGTCGGCGTTGATGCCTTACGGCGTAGCTCTTTGCGCCGGCTGCTTAATGCCGGCGATTACGCCGTCGTCCCCGATCAGCTGCGCCGCTGGATTTATGCTGCCGGGCAGCCAGTACTGCGCAACCGCCGCGAAGAAGAAGTCCGGCAATGGATGACCCCCTATGCTGCTTAGTAAACCGCTCACCATCATCTGCGCCGGGGTGCTGATTGCCTACAACATCACCTCTGTGGGTCTTGCTTATCGTGCCGGGCAGCAGTCCGTATTACGCGAGCAATTTGAGACGCTCGCGAACGAACTAAACAACGCTGTCGGCAAGTATGGCGAACAACTCAGCGCCTACGAACACCTGGCCGTCGAATTTGCCGCCAACCATGAAGCAACGCAGAAACAAATGAAGAAGACGGAGGACACCCTCAATGCCTACCTCGCTACGATTGACCGCAGCCGTCCTTGTCTGGACGATACTGGCGTCAGCCTGCTCAACAAAGCCATCCGCCCCGGCGGTAATAGTGCCCGCAAAAATGCCCCCACCGCCAGTGGAGGCAAGCGCGCTACGCCCGTGCCCCGACCTGCCGCTACTAAATGACGGCAGCCTCGGCGACTTGGTCGACTGGGTGCGTAAAGCCTCCAAGCAGTATGCCGACTGCCGCAGCAAGCACAACTACACCACCCGCTGGATTAAAACCGCAAGAACACAATGGACAACGCCGACAAAGCCAGCGAGCTCGAAGAAATAAGCCGCGCTGCTGCCCTGGCGGCAGCACAACAACGCGGAGAAACAGCAACCGGCAGCACTTATTGTATTGACTGCGGCGATGAAATCCCCGCCGCGCGTCGTCGTGCCAATCCCTACGCGCAACGCTGCACTGAATGCCAGCAATACCATGAAAAAACTCGACACACTGCGGCAAAAGCTACTTACCGGCGGGCTTAATATCCAGCCGGAAGACCTCATTGTGCGTGCTACCTCGGGCAAAGTACGCCACCACTATCAACACCCCGACCAACCCGGCAACCACAACCTGCGCCTCGAATACACTGCCGAGGTGCTGGTGTTGGATTACAGCGGCCCGCCGGAAGCATTGTGTTACCTCGCCGGGCAATGGCTATCTGCGGAGCAGCCGGGACACGCGGCAACCGCCATCTCTTTTCGTGCCGACATCCTTGACAACAACCACGTCGACTTGCTGCTCACTATCGAGGGCTTGACCGACACCTACCACGTCCAAGTTGAGCAGGATGGTACCCGCCTCAACAACTGCCCGGCGGCACACATCGACCGCCGACTCTACCCGCCTGCCCTGACGCCATGACTGCCCCACTCGAACACAACCTGGGCGAACTCGCAAGCTGGATACAGCTGTCCATTGACCGCCTCACCCCTGCCGAACAGCGCAAACTGCTGCGTAAAATCGGCCAGGATTTGCGCCGGGTCAACCGGGAGCGGATGGCGGCGCAGACCGACCCGGACGGCACAGCATGGGAACCGCGCAAAGAGTATGGCCGCACCCGACGCGGGCGCCCGAAACAGATGATGCGCAAACTACGCCAGGCAAAGCGCTTGCGCGTCGAGATCGGCGACAGCCTGATCCGCATCGGCTGGCGCGGTCATGACAGCTACCTTGCCAGTGTCCACCACTTTGGTCTGACCCAGCGCCTACAATTCGGGATGGCGCATTACCCGGAACGGCCGCTACTCGGCATCACCGAGAGCGACGCGGCGATGATCCAAGAGAGTCTGTTGCGTCATTTGCAGGGGATGACATCATGAGTTTCGGCTTTTCCGACCACCTGCGCCAGACGCACAACGCCACCCGCATCGCCACCGTCGAAGAAATCGACTGGGAGAAGCGCGAGTTTCGCGCCAAAAGCGGCGACATCCTCACCAACTGGCTGCCGTTTCCGGCCTTTATCACCCATAACTACCGCCACTGGATACCGCTGCGCAAACAGGCGCAAATCATCCTCAGTGTGGATGGCGGCGACTACAACACCGCCACCGTGATCGGCATGATCTGGTCGGAAGAAGTCCCTGCTCCGGACATCCCCGTGGACGACCGCCCGACCATCGACCGCCTCGAATTTGATGATGGCACCATCGTTGAGTACGACAGCAAGCGGAAAAAGCTGCTGGTTGACACCCCCGGCGAAATCACCTTGCGCGCCAAGGCTATCAGGTTTGAGTCGTCAAGCCTTACCCACAACGGCGTCAACGTCGGCGACACCCATGTACACCCAGACGTCATGCCCGGCCCATCGGTCACCGGCACACCACAATGACCCCCTCAAATGACCGCGAAAAACAGGAAACAGCCATGACTACAGGTAACGGTGCCTATGCCACCGGCGGGATGCGCCGCGACAATGGCCGCAACACCGCACACAAACTCGAACACATTCGCCAGTCGCTGGCTGACATCTTTACCACCCCTGTCGGCTCACGCATCCAGCGCCGTGAATACGGTAGCCACCTCTTTGATTTAATCGATGCACCGATGAATCCGGCCAACCGATTGCGTCTTGCCGCCGCCCTGGTTGATGCAGCCAGCCGCTGGGAGCCGCGCGTCGTCCTCGAAACTGCCGTCATCGACATCACGATGGACGGCAAAACCGAGATTAGCTACACCGCGCGCACCCTCGACGATGCCGAACTGCGCGGACAAGCGACCCTGCGCCACTGATTTTCCACAGCCGCGTTCTGCGGAAAACCGACACTCGCCCCCGCGCGCGGGCACATCCACAATGCCCGCATGAGCGATACATCCCTGCCAAACGTCATCGAAGAGCTTGACTACGAAACCATCCTCGCGCGGCGCAAAGCCGCCTTCGTGGCGTTGTGGCCGGAAGAAAAACGCGACTACTGGCGTAACACCCTTGACCTCGAATCCGAGCCCGTCACCAAAGTCCTCGAAGAATCCGCTTACCTCGAACTGCTCCTGCGCACGCGTATCAACCACGCCGCACGCGCCAACCTGCTCGCCTTTGCTACCGACCGCGACCTCGACCGCCTCGCCGATTTTTACGGGCTGACCCGCAACCCCGGCGAAAGCGACGAGGCTTTCCGCGCTCGTATCCGTGAGCGGGTGCGGGGCTCGTCCACTGCCGGGCCGGCGGCGCATTACCGCTGGCACGCCCTCTCCGCCTCACCGGCCATCCGCGATGCCCATGTGGACAGCCCCCGTCCGGGGCTAGTGCGCGTCTCCATCACCGGGCATGACGGCGCGGTGGATGATGCCCTGCTTGCCCATACCCGAGACTACCTCAACCGCACGGACATCCGCGTCCTCACCGACACCCTCGAAGTCCGCGCTGCCACCGTCAAAACCATCGACATCGCCGCCACCCTGTGGCTTCTGCCCGACGGCAACGCCGACCTGCTCAATACCCTACCGGCTACACTGCGTCGTGCCGTCGGCAGTCAGCTTGGTTTGGGGCGCGACCTCACCCGCTCCTGGCTCATCCACACGCTGCACGCCGCCGGGGTGCAGCGCGTCGTCCTGACTGCGCCGGCGCGTGACGTCGTCATTGCCGCCGACGAGACCGCCGCCATCGGCACCGTCACTCTCAATCTCGGTGGCAGGGATTACTGATGCGCCCCGATTTACTGCCGCCCAACAGCACTGATCTTGAGCGCAAACTGGCGCAAGCCGGTGCGCCCGCCATTCTCGATCTAGGTGACGATGCTGCCATCCGGGGACGCAAATTTGACCCGCCCGAGAACTGGCTGGACGCGCTCATCTGGGAGTACGCCCTCGGCGAAATTACCCCCTACATCAGCGATAAGCGCCGTCTCATCAGCGAGGGCATCCGCTGGACGCGCCTACGCGGCACACCGGCCTCACTGCATCTCGCCTTTTCGTGGGTTGGGCTGGACGCCGACATCATCGAGTCACCTCCCTCCATCGAGCGCAACGAGCCCGGTATTACCTACCGGCCACACCGCCATTTCGCCGAATACGACCTGCGCCCACACGGGACATCTACCCCGGCGCAAATTTGCCAGCTGGTCAACCTTGCCCTGTTGTCGCAGCCGGTACGCTCGCGGCTGTGGCGTTTAGTGTACGGCTACGACCGGGGTGTATTTAGGCTGGACGACAGCCTGCTGGATGATGCCCTGCTGGATGACGACTCCGGCATCCGCATTGACCATGCACAACTGCCGTGTCTGCCGGCTGGCAGTCAGCCCAAAATCTCTTTTGGCACCGCGCATGGCTCGTGGGCAATGTACGAAGGCGCCTCCTTGTCCGTGGCAATCACCATCACCATCGCCCACGTCATCAGCAGCGTCGAAGCGCACATCCTCTATCTCGACGACCTGCCGCAGCCGTTTGAGATCTACACCATCCAAGCGGGCAGCAGTACACCGCGTGCTGTCGCCCTCTACTTTGGACAAGTATGGGCGGATGCCCCGTGGCCGTCGTCAACCTGGACCAATACCAATGTCATCATCAACAACTGCGAGGACCCCGACTAATGGCCATCCTTACAACCTCCGGACGTATCGCCCTTGCCACCGCTATCAAGGGCAGCACCCTGCATCTTGCCTGGGGGAGCGGCGAGGCGGAATGGGATACCACCCAGCCCCGCGAACCGCGCAGCGCCATCGCGCTCACCAATGAAATCGGGCGGCGCAAAGTCAACCTCGTCGAGTACTGCACCCCGCAGGGCGACGGCGATATCGTCATGCTCGGTGCCCGTTTCGCAAAGAGTGACACACCGACCGCCAATCTGCACCTGCGTACCGACTTTGACTTTAACGACGGCCTCGGCAAGACCATCCGCGAGCTCGGCGTATTTGTCGGTACAACGACCCGTGCCGGCTTGCCCGCCGGGCAAACCTATTTCCCGCCGGGTGATATAGCCTCGCCCGGCACCCTCCTCGCCATTGATTACATCACCGCCATGCAACGTGGCGTCGGCGCACGTATCAGCTTCGATTTTGTCATTACCTTCTGACCGCCATGAAAGATATCGACCTTGCCAATTACTACTGCCGAGACAGCCACGCCGAAGAGGCCATCCTCTTTCGGGCTGGTTTGGGCCTGCAATCGCCCGAGTTGAACGAATTGCAGGACATCAACGACACGCGCCTCAGACGTATCGCCGACCGCTTCATGAGCGACGGCTCGATACAGAGCGGCGGCGCAGTTGTTATCAATCCCGACACTGGCGAGACCACCTGCGCCGCTTCGGAAATCTACCTGCGCGGCCGCATCCGTGATGTGCCGGAAGCCAAACTCAATATTCCGCTCACCGGTGTCGTGGAAATCGGGGTGTGGCTGACCGAGGCCGTCGTCACTGAACTGCAAGATCCCACCCTGCGCGATCCGTGTGAAGGGACACGCAATTACGACGAACCGGGCGCGGCACGGCTGCGCATCAGCGCCGTATGGGGATTGTCCACCGATGGTGGTACCGGCAATTTTTATCGTGTCTATGACGTGGAAAACGGTGTCCTCAAAATCAAGTCCGCCCCGCCAGACCTCTCCGGCTTTGCTTCGGCACTGGCCAGGTATGATCGTGACAACAATGGCGGCCACTACGTCATCCACGGCCTGTCACTGGTGTGGCTGTCGCATGATGATCGCGAAGAAACCTATTCGCTGCTTGAAGGAAAAGCGCATGTGTACGGGCACGAAATCGAACTGCCCACCGCGCTGCGTCTGCGTTTCCCATTCGATCCTGACCTGCAAACCATCCTCTCCGAGCCGCACCAGTTTTCCGGCGGCGGCAGCGGAAAAATGCGGGTCAATGTGGACCGCGCGCCCATCCACGATATCCGCAAGGTGGACATCACCAAACAGGCTACCGCCACCGTACTGCACGGCAGTTATGCCGGGGTGGCCGACGCGTTGCCCGATCCTGCTGTGATCGAGATTGTCGAGGTCAAACAGGGCGGCACCACCTACAAGAAGACGCAGGACTATGTGTTCTCTGGCGGCATGATCGACTGGTCGCCCGCCGGCGCCGAACCCGCACCGGGCTCCAGTTACGAAGTGACCTATAAACACATCACCCAGATCACCCCCATTGATCCGGACGAGCGTGGTTTTACCGTAGAAGGTGCGGTCGAAGGCTCGCTGATATTGATCGACTACCAATGGCGTCTGCCGCGCACCGATACCCTCACCATCGACCGCAACGGCGCACTGACCCGCATCAAGGGGATGCCGCGCCGCTTTAACCCTAAAGCGACTCCCGCCGTGAGCGGGCAACTGGAGTTGGCGCAGTTACAGCACACTTGGTTTAAGGATGCGCCAACGGCGGTGAAAAACACCGCGATCGCGGCAGTCAGTATGGGCACCCTGCAAGACATGCGCGCCGACATCTTTGACCTCTACGACCTAGTCGCCATCTTGCGTCTGCAAACCCGCGCCATCGCGACAGCCCCGGCAGCCACCCGTGGTGTCTTTGTTGACCCATTTTTGGACGATGCCATGCGCGACCTCGGGCAAAACCAGACCGCCGCCATCGTGGACGGTGAGCTGATGCTGCCTATCCGTGCCGATGTTGCGCCGCTCTCTGCGCATGACCGGCCGCTGACCCTGCCTTACAAAAAAGTGGTGCTGGTGGAACAGACGGCGCGCACCGGGGGTATGAAAATCAACCCGTATAGCGCCTTTGACCCCATTCCGGCGACTGTCACCCTGATGCCGCCAGTTGATACCTGGACACAAACCGAAACCGTCAACGGCGCCGCCGTGACCCGTCTGATTGGCGGCGGCAACCTGACACGCACCACCGAAAACACCGAACGTCGCACCATTGGCACACGACAGGCCGAACACCTGCGTCCCATCACCATCACCTTCCGTATTGAGGGATTTTTGCCGGACGAACCGCTGCGGCGTGTCATCTTCGACGGCATCGAAATTGAGGTAGAAAACCTATGATTACAGCAGATCACAGCGGCATCGCCCGGGGTAAATTCACCCTGCCGTCGGGCATCCCTGCCGGCACCAAAAGCGTCGAGTTTATCGGCGAGCGTGGCACACGCGGCCTTGCGCAATTTATCGGGCGCGGCGAAATCACCATCGAGGAACGCCGCCGCGTCATCACTGTGCAGCGTTACGACCCGCTGGCGCAAACCTTTACCCTGCTTACCGAAGGCCGCCACATTGCCGCCATCGGCCTGTGGTTTGAGGACATCGGCACGCTGCCGGTCACGGTGCAAATCCGTGAGACAGCGACCGGCCTGCCGACGGGCGCCGTACTGGCCGAAACCCGTATCACGGCCGATGCTATCCGTCCTGACGGGGAAGAAACTGTGGTGGACTTCGCCACGCCGGTTTACATCGAGGCTTTGCAGGAATCCGCCATTGTCATCCTCACCGATGACAACCGCCACAGCCTCGCCATCGCCGAAGTCGGCCAATACGACCGCCGCGCCCAGCGCTATGTGACCGAGCAGGGCTACAGCGTCGGCGTCTTGCTCTCCTCCAGCAATGCTAGTACCTGGACACCGCACAACAACGCCGACCTTGCCTTCCGCATTTACGCCGCTGAATTTACGTCAGTAGAACACACCACCGAACTCAGCCCCGTCACCGCCAACCACGCCTCCGACCTCTATCTAATGGCCGATGTTGAACGTACCGGCATCGAGACGGATGTCACCTTTACCGTCAAAAACGACGAACACCGCTATCACCTGCAAGACAAGCAAACCGGACGGCTAGACGCGCGCACCGACGGCGAATTGAAAACCGCCGTCACCCTGCGCGGCAGCCGTACCCGCTCGCCCATCCTTTACCCCGGCGCGCTGCTCGCGCTCGGCGACCTGCAAGAGAGCGCCACCTACATCAGCCGCGCCGTTGTTGCTGGTCGTGGCCAGGCCATCGTGACGCTGGAAAGCAATGTCCCCGCCGGCAGCGCCCTCAAGGTCGAAATCGAAATTGACAGCCACTGGCAGGAATGCACCCCGGAAAACGGCGAGCCCCTCGGTGACGGTTGGGTGCGCAACGAATACAAAAAAGCCATCACCGGCGGCGACACCGTCCGCTGCCGCATCACCCTGACCGGCAACATCAACGCCCGGCCACGCGCCCGCGCCCTGCGCATGATTACCACCTGAGGTGCTTATGGCTGACGACAAAACCCCCCACTACAAATGGCCGCTGCCGAGCGTAGAGAACCTGCTCTCGGAAGATGTCGGTCGCATCCGTGACAGCCTGAGCGGTATTGATACCGCCCTCCATGACGAAAAAACTGCGCGCGAGGCAGCAGTTGACGCAGAAAGCGCGGCCCGCGCTGCGGCCATTACCGCCGAGGAAACCGCGCGCGGCGAAGACAAGGCGGCACTGGAAGCCCGTCTGAAAAAAACTCGAACCCTAGCCTTGGCAGGACTTTGATATGACCCCCGCACAAAAGGCGGCTGTTGCCGCCATCCTCAATACCGACCTCAGCACGCTTGACAGTGACCGGCTCATCGAGCTTTGCGTCATCTACCGTGCTGCCCCCGATGCCCTGGACACCTTCCCCGCAGCCCTCAAGGCCGAACTCGAACGCCGTTACAGCAGTGAGGTCATCGCGAGCGAAGACGTGAATTTCGGCGTGCTGCAACACATGAGCAACCAATTCCAATCCGCCATCCCTTACTTCCACCTGAAACTCTTGGAAATGACCGGCACCATCAACCGGGACATCTGGTTTACCGACAACGAAGCGCTCTTCCGCGCGAGCATTGACAACGCCGAGGTCGCCGCCTGGCTCGCAGGACAACCCGACATCCTCAACAAGTGCCTGGGCAACCGTTTGGCGCTGGGCTACATCGCACAAAGTGTGACCGCTGCGACCGCCATCCTTACCCGCGAGGAAGCGCTGGCGCTGTGGAAAAACGCGCCTGCCCTGTGGGACATCTGGCCACAACACCGCACCGGCATGGCGGTGGTCGCAAAATCGGCGGAACTTACCCAGTACATCATCGACACACCGGCGGCGCTGGCAGCGGTCGTCGCATCTGACAACGCCATGCAACCATTGATCGCATCGGCTACCGCCCGCCGTGTTTGGGTGGAT